CATAGCCGTGTGAAGGTTGGCGCATCCCATGGCTCAGGCCTGAAGCACGGCATGTACGCACCCGCCTTGCCACTGGTAAACATGACTGTCACACACTTGAAACCCACGTATCCCCCGTAGGAATTTTTCGCGTTGTATTCGATGTCGACTGCCCACCCAATCCACGTGATCTGGCCGCCTGCACCAAGCGCCCAGATAGAATTGCGATATGCACGATACGGTTGAGAGATTGCTCTAAACTGAGCGCTGTCTGGATCCTTCAGAGCACTGACAACGAACTCCTTCGCAGAGATTGCTGAGCCGCTTGGCACGGATCCAATTGCGTCAATGCGCGCTTGGGTGGGCCTTTCAAACTTACCCTCGAACTTTGTTCCGTCTTGAGACGTTGCGCATCCTGTGAGGATAGCGGTGAGAGCCAGAACGATTGAGAGATTGCGCATAAATACTTTCATCAGTTACTTACTTTGCATCATAACATGAAATTCTACCATCGTACATCAAAGTATTCAGGTTGGTATTTCGCCATCATTGAGAAGGCTCGTGCCCAGACCCGTTCCAAGAAGGACGGCTACTTTGAGAACCACCACATTCATCCAGAGTGCTTTGGAGGAAAGAAGACGAAGGACAACATGGTGCTGCTCACCGCTCGTGAGCACATCGTCTGCCACCGCCTATTGATCCGCATGTTCAAACCCAAGACAAAGAAATGGACCTCAATGGTGTTCGCCTTCAAGCGCATGATCGACGCAGGGGCGAAGCACCAGGGAGAGCGCCAGTCAGTCATAAACACACGACACCTTGAGGAACGAAGACGCCTTCACGGACTTGCGATGAGCATCCGCATGAAGGGCAAGAAGATGCCTGAGCATGTGAAGAAGGCCATCAGCGAAGCCAACAGCGGGCGGGTTCTGACCGATGAACATCGTGCCTCTATCGGAGCAACTCTCAAGAAGACGCTCAGCGCCCCTGAACAGAAGGCCAAGATCTCTGCTGAGCGCAAGAGCCGTGTCCACAGCGAGCAGAGAAAACAACGCGTCGCAGAGAGCATGCGACGCGTATGGGCCGAGCGACGTGCTCAGATGTAGTTCAGCGGCTTGTCGTCGCGAAGAAGTTGCTTCACGACGGGGAAGCGGAGCGACCATTCGTCCGAGCCCTTGGCCTTGCTGATCTCCTGGTAGGTGATCACGGCCGTTGACTTGAAGTAGAGGTCCCAGTTGTCGCGGATGTGGTTGCGCTGCTCGTCACTGAAACCAGAACCGACGTTGCACTTGATCAGGCGGCCGTGTTCGTCCTTGCCGACAAGGTTCAGACCACCAACGGTGCCTTCGAGACGGGACTTCTTGCGGCCAGGATACCAGCCAATTACCTGCATGTCGATGTCGTACATGCGCTTGACCTTGCACCAGTCGATGGTGCGGTCCCACTGGTACACGGCGTCCCAGTTCTTGATGATCAGACCTTCCTGCTTGTGGACGTCGATCACCTCGTTGCAGTACGCGACCATGTCGGCGTAGTCCTTGACCTCGCGACCCTTGCTGATCTCGATGCGCTTGCAGCCGCTGAGCTCGATGCGCTTGGCCAGCTCGATGCGGTTCTGACGCATCGTGATGGTGGTCTTCTGCGCCATCCAGTCGGTCAGCGGCATCAGGAAGAAGGCGCGCAGACGGAGAGCGTCCTTGGCTTCTTGGTTGCCTTCCTTCTTGGCGTTGATGGTCTGCGTGAAGTCGCTGGCGAACGACTCGCCGTCGAGCACGAAGTCGTAGCCGAGGGCAGCACGCATGTTGCTGAGGTCCTCGTCGTAGGTGCCGACCAGGTGGTCCATCGGCTTGCCGCTGCGAGCGCGGTACTCGACCTGCTGACCAGCGCGGACGATGCAGATGGTGCGTTGGCCATCGTACTTCCAGTCGGCTTGGGCCGGGAAGGTGAGGCGCTCGAGGAACTCTTCCGGCTCCTCGCACTTGTCGGCGAGCATCACCTCGAAGGTGGGGATCGGACCGTAGACATCGTCCTTGTCGGCCCAGACCTTGTTGTAGGTGTCCTCGGAGAAGCCAGCCTTGAGGTCCTTCTCGATGACCAGCTCGAGGAACTCGGCCTCTTCAGCGGTGTAGAGGGAGAGGGTGCGGGTGACGGCGACCGAAGCCTCGGTGCCAGTGAGCTGGCGGCTCGAGAGGGCCTGCAGCAGATCGAGGAACTGGCCATGGCCGCAGTGGCCAGCCGGCTTGAAGCTGGTCGGCTTCTCCCACCGGCGAACGCCGTAGGTCAGGTAGGGGTTCAGCGCGTGCCAGATGAGGGCCCGTGCGTGCTCGTCGCAGAGAGCGAGGGCGGCCTGGATGGCGGCCTTTTTGCCAGCGCCGTTGGCGTTCTGGCAGACTTTGAGAACCTGGACGAAGTTCGCGATGTGGGAGGTGGCCATCAGGTCATTCCGAAGTTGATGAAGCCATTATACACCAACCTGCGCAGGTGTACACAGCAGAAGTGTAACCTGTAACAGGTCAGCGGCCGAGCAGCTCGTGTGCCCGCTTGTTCAGATTTTCGGGTGGATAGGCCGACACACCAACCGCCTGACCGATCTCGACCATCACCTCGCCGAAGCGGGCAGGCAGGGGTTTGGCACCAGCGCTGCAGTTGCCCCACGCGCAGAGCCCGTCTGCGCAGAGGGCCACCAGCCCATGTTCTCGAGTACGGCCTTGCGCGATGCGCTGCGCTACGGTGATCTTGCCCGTGAAAATGTCGGGCCATTGGAGATTGTTGATCATGTCAGTCGATCCTTTCAGGAGGCCAGGATTCGCCGCCAGTGAGCTCAGCCCACACGACGGCCTTTTCGGTTTCGGTGAAGCGACGGCCCTGCTTGACCTCGATCGCATACAAGCTGGCGAGATGCTCAGCGCGATCGACCTTGGCTTGCAGCCGACGGATCTGCGCCTTGACCTGCTCGATTTCAGAGCGATGTGCTCGTGCCTTCCAGTACCGCTTTGACCGATCCAGCCCGGCACCGTGCTCGGCGAGATAGTCAAACGCGGCTGCGTTCACCTCAGCCCGGTTCTTCGGATTGGAGAGGAACTGGTGAGCGATGTGAGCAGCCGCATCGAACTTGTCGTAGCCGTACGGCACCTGCGCGGTCATGCGGAAACCGGCGACGGTGATGTAGTGGTCGTACTCGTACCGCGCTGGGCCCTGGTAGTGCGGGTCATCGTCGTCCCAGGCACCGAAGCCGCGGAACATGCCTTCACCGCTCACCTGCCGTTGGATCACCTCCAGATTCAGGAGGGTCTCTTCGCGCGAGAACTCGGGTGTGTAACCCTCGAGGGTCTCAGGCGGACGGATGAAGAGGGAGTCCATCACTGGTTCCCGTAGTAGTGCACGCCTTCCATGACGTGCGTGGTGGTCGTGTAGGTGGTGAGGTGCGAGGTGCCGACGACCTTGATGTCGGAGTCCTTGATCATCTTGCCCTTGCCGCGCATGCCGCCGTTGCCCTCGAAGTAGAAGCAGCGGACCTTCGGTTCGGTGTACTGCACCGTCTGCATGGGCTTGCCCCAGCGGTCCATGGCGATGTCCACCACCTCGATCTCGTCGACCCAGTAGACATCACCTCGGCCGATGTCAGGCGACTCACGCCGCCCGGACTTGATGACGAGACACAGCGTCTCCGCCCTCTTGATGGTGATGATGTCACCGAGGTTCAGTGTGCGTTGGAAGGTCATGTCAGCTTCCATTGACGTGCAAGACGATCGAGGGCTTGTCGTCCGGGTAGAGATCGGTGTTCGGGCGGTAGACCGTCAGGGCCTGAAGGTCGCGTACCTCGCCACCGCCTTCGTCATTGATCTCGACGTAGAGGTTCAGCTCCTGCTCGCTCAAGCCCTGGAGGAGCTCGAGCAGCTTCTTCCCCTTCATGCGCTTCATGATCAGCCCTTGGCCAGGGCCTTGGCAGCCTTGATGACGTTGCTGAGGACTTCCGGATCCGCCTTCCAGTACTTGCCATCGGCGGTCTGGTAGATGGCGAACTTCGGCGAGCTCATGCCGACGTACTTGACCATGCCCTTGGCGCCGTACTTGAACGTGAAGGTGCCGATGTCCTTGCTGTCCAGGCCGTAGATGAAG